ATAGTTTGTGCCATTGACATTGAATGTCAATGTAACAAGCATACCTTTACCATTTGTACGATTAACTAAATTATCTTTACGAATGTTATTGATAGGTACGCCAAACAGGGCATAACTAAGACCCTGAATCAATGTGGTTTTACCGACCCCATTTCTCGCACCATCACCACCCAAGTCTAAGTTCTCACCTAGAATAAGTGTAATGTCTTTCTTGTCAAAGTCAACTGCTTGACAAACATTTCCAATGGATAAAAAATTGCGGAGAGTGATATTTTGTAAGGTAATCATTTTAATTTTCTAAAAAAACTTTCTTTGGCCATTTTTTCTGCCTTTGATGTTTTTTCTATAATACTTTCTACTTTGAGTTTGACACTAATCAATCTATGTTGTTCTCTTAAACTACCTATATAAGAATGATTTTTAGACAACTCAGCTAATGCAATACCCAAATGTTTATTAATCTTAGTGAGTGATTCTAAATCTCTGACTTCTTTTGTCTTCATAGGTTGTTATAGATATCCAAAAGAATCTTTTTGTCAAAATTATTTGATTCAATTGCGTTAATTTGGTCAATGATGATTTGATCTACACTTTCGAACTTGAGTCCGTCAGCAGTTTGTCCATTTTCGCTCTGTTCTACCTTCATAGGTATCAATGCCATTTCTCTTAGTTTATGTTCTGGGATCCATGTCTCACGCAAGAAGTTTGCTTCTTCATATGAGATTTCAATATCAAGATGAACTCTAACATATGAGTCAATCAATAACAAGCCTTCAGGGTTTTCTAAAATGTCACTTAGTTTGTGAACACGGAAAATAGGTTGTCGTGGCCATGTGTGAAATACTGGATCATTGCCCCATTCTAATATCATCATACCACGAGCATCATCTCCTGCATCGGCATAGTTATGCGGGAAAGCATTACCTATATACCAAACATTAGTTTTTGCTTGTCGTTTATGAAAATGACCACTGAATACCTTATCAAACCCAGTAAGATGATTTGTGTTAATCTCACCATGATCTGGCATTTCTACCATGGCATTCATATAGAACTTTGGTAGTTCAAGGTGGCCAAACATATATTTGCCACTCATCTTTTGTAATTTCTTGTAGTCTTCTCCTACAAGCCAAGGTGCGATAACTACATCTCCTTCATTAAAAAAGTCATTGATAATCTTGACATTGGGTAAATGTTTACCCCATTCAACACTATGAATGTCCCTGCGATCACGATAATAAAGATCATGGTTACCAGGGATAAAGTAGACAGTATCAAATGCAGCACTTAGTTTTTCTAATGCTTGCAATCCAAACTGTAGTGTTTGAATATTAATGCTTGCACGATGATGGTTATAATCACCTAAGAAGAAACAAGTTTCGCAATTTTCACTTTTTGCTTTAGTAATGAACCAATCTACAAAATTGGCACAGTCTTGATTGTGCTGTAAACTGTTTGACTTCATACCAAAATGCACGTCGGTGAATACAGCGGCTTTTTTAAAAAGGTTACTCATCTCTTAATTGTATATTACTCGTAGTTGCATTGCAACTACGATTGGTTAATTTGATTATTCTTCGTAGCTCATTGAGCCAGAACTTGAACCTTGACGAGACCATGATGGTGCTAGTCCATTCATCTCTAGTATATCATCACGGATATTTTGGCTACGCTTTTCAGTGTTTAGTACTCTACAGAAACTATTAGTAATAGCCGCAGTGTAATATGCAAACGGGTTAGCACTCTTGGCTTCATTGAATCGTAGTCCAACATAAGTTAGTTGAAGTATTGCTGAATTTTGCATTTCGTCACGGTAGGTATAGCCTCGCCAGTTATACTTCATTGCATATTTTTCACACATCATAATATACATTCTAGCTAGTTTGTTAGTAACTTGTCCGTGATCTTTGCTGAACTCGCCGGTTGCTAGATCACCTTTCCAATGACTTTTCCCTACACAATAGAATGTATTATTTGCATCAATCTTATAATGTTGAAATGGAGGGAAGTTAACTTTAACATGAACCATGTCATCAACTTCAGCTTTGCTTGCAGTGTCTTCTAAATCAGCAAAAATCTCATCTGGATCTATTTCCTCAAATTCAAAGATATCCTTCGCTGTTTTCTTTTTTACAGTTTTGCGTGGTTGTTTGGGTGCGACTGGAACATGATCCCATGTCATCACACGGAATACTAAATCAGTGATTGGGATAGAAATTGGATCAAATGTTCCTTTTGGTAATCCTTGCTCAATATCCATTCTTAATGCACATGTTTCTCTTGCTTCTTGTATAGTTTCTGGTTTGAAAGCATATTCCAAACTTTCTTCAATAGTTGCTTGAGGCATATCTACGATAAAATCGTAGCGATGATATTCTGGTTTTGTAAAATAACAGTATGTTGTTTTGCTATCGTGAATTTCTTTTAAGATATCTTTATTGTTCAAATAATTGACAGGTTTTCTTGGTGTTGGTAATAGGGACATAGTTCTCCGTAGTTATGTTGATGTGATTATAGCACTTAGTGTAGTAAAAATGATACACTTTTTGGATAGAAAGGGTAAAAACAGCACATTTTTATTTAGCTAAATATAAGTAAGGATAACAACATATTATGCCACAATATTCTAGTACATCAACTGACGGCAGTGTAACCGCCAATGCAGTTTTAGATTCGGTCACTAATACCGTTACCTATACGGTTACTACAGCCAATGGAGCCTCATCTTCTACTACTGTCCCTGTAGGCACAACATCTACTAACGGTGCATTCAAAGATTCATTAAGAAATCCACTTGCAAATGCAGGTGTAACAATTGATGGCCCCTTTCAATTATCTTTAGCACATGCATTAAGAGCAGTTACAACTGATGTTAATACCCAAGCTAACCAGGCACAAGCAATAGCAACAGCAACAGATACACCAGTACCAGCCAACCCAACACCACCACCATCAGTACCGGCAGCAGATAACCCAAACCCAACTCCAAACCCCGACGTGGTTGTAACTCCAGTATTAGATGCACCCCCTCCAACTACCGACCCTGATGTTAATCCCGAAACATTGGCTGCACAAGAGGGGTTAATTGTACCATCAGTACAAAAACAAATATCATCGGACGAGGCAGCATATGCCGAAACTGACGCATTAGCCGCTTCTGAAGGATTAATTACACCATCAGTACAAAAACAAATATCAGCAGATGAAACAGCATATGCAGAGACTGATGCATTAGCCGCTTCTGAGGGGTTAATTACCCCTAGTGTAAGCAACTCAATAGCTGGGTTGTCAGCATCAAAATTAAATGCGCAATCTCAAGCTACACAGCAGGACACAACAAATTTTCAACAACAGGCAGATTGGCGTGTTAGATTAAGATTAAGTCCAGGGGCATCATATCTTTATAAAGACCCTAACATTTATGCTACTCAGAGTATTTTAATACCTTTAATACAAACTGACGGTGTTATTTTCCCCTACACGCCTTCAATATCGGTATCATACGCTGCAAGTTACGCCCCGACTGATGTAACACACAGCAATTATACATTTTTCTCATACCAAAATAGTAAAGTAGATAGCATCAATATTACTTGTGATTTTACTGCGCAAGATACAAGTGAAGCTAATTACTTGTTAGCAGTAATACACTTCTTTAGGTCTGCTACAAAAATGTTTTATGGTCAAGATAATAGTCCACGAAATGGTACGCCCCCTCCACTGTGTTATTTGAGTGGCTTAGGTGCATTTCAATTTGATGAGCATCCACTAGCTATTACAGGATTTACCTATTCACTGCCAATAGATGTTGATTATATACGAGCAGGTATACCCACGACTGATGCAGGGGTAAACAAAGCTCCGCAAACTAATAAACAAAACACAACAGATGTTTCAGGACAACGAGCAGCTAATAATGGATTATTTCGTGGAGGCGGTACTGCACCTCCTAAGTTTTCAGTAAATTATTCAACACGAGAACCAACATATGTTCCTACAAAGATTAATTTATCTATAACAGCAGTGCCAATAGTAACACGCAATGATATTAGTAATAACTTTAGTCTAAAAGAATATGCAACTGGTGCATTATTAAGAGGATCAAAACGCGCCGGTGGAGGAATTTGGTAATGGCAACAAATAATATATATCCAGCAACTAGTCCATATTATTCAACTTCAGTGTTTAATAATTCATTTTTGGATGTAATGATAAATCGTCCTATACCTATGCAACCATCAGACAACTATTGGTTAATAACACCGGTGTATGAGTATAGACCAGATATGTTAGCATATGATTTGTATGCTAATAGCAGTTTATGGTGGGTGTTCGCACAAAGAAACCCCAACACATTGAAGGATCCTTATTTTGATTTTGTTACAGGATTAGGAATATATATACCTAAACTAGAAGTTATCCAACAAGCATTGGGAATTTAAGATGGATCAGAATTTGGTTGATGACGATCAAGGTTTACCTCCCATAGCCGGAGAAGTAAATAATTTATTGGGTAGATATCCACCCCCTGGTGGAGTAGCACCAACGCAAGATACACCAACTACTCAAGCTGGTAAAATAGGTACTAACAGTGCAAAGCCACCGAAAAATAAACCTGGTAAAAGATTACAAAACCCATTAGGTAATTTCAGTAGCTATACATATCAAATATCATTGTACATGATAACACCTGACGCCTATAATGCATTTATACAATCAGGTAGAACAGATATCAATGCTATTAAAAATTTATCTCCATCAGCACCGCAAACTCTTAGTTCACCTCCATTGGACACCGCAGTAGATGCATCGGATAATAGGTTTGCAAGACAAGGCACACCTGAAAGGTCAACTGATTCGTCACCGGTATCACCTTCTTCTACATTAGCAAAGACAAGAAATGTGGGTGGTGCTTATTTAATTGCGCAAAGCGGGGGTATAAACAATAGTTCATCAACACGAGCACCTGAATTTAATTTAGATTTTTATATTGATAATTTAAAACTATTACAAGCAATTGGCACACCTGAGACACAAAGCTCTACAAACATCACTGAATTTAGTTTTGATATAGTAGAACCTTATGGATTTTCATTTGTATCTAGATTAAAAAAAGCCTCTGATGCTTTGAAATCTGCTAGTAGCCTACCAAACTATGATCAACTAGACAATCCAAGTAGAAATTTGTTTGTATTGGGTTTTCAATTTTTAGGATATGATGAAAAAGGTAATTTAATCGATCCTAACACTATATCATCAACCTTGGGAAATCCTATAGGAAATGCATCTGGCATATACCAAAGATTTTATGATATTAAAATTAAAGAATTTAAGTATAAGATTGATGGCAAATCAGTAACATATAATATAAAGGCTGCTTCAATTCCGTTTGATGTGTCATTAAGTAATAAACGAGGTATATTATGGACAGGGGCATCTATTACTGGTGCAACAGTAAATGATGCATTATTAGGCGGGTCTAACATATTGAATAGTTCAGCAGACCCAACTAATGCTCCTGACGCATCGGATAATAGATTTTCAAGACAAGGTTCACCTTCATTAGGATTGATTACTAAATTAAACAACGATGAAAAGGCTAGAAAGGATGCAGGTGATATAGAAATTGCATCTGAGTGGGATGTAAAATTCTTAGGTGAGGCTGCATCATCTATTGCAAACGCTACTTTAAAAACTAATGCAAAACTTGACAAAAGATTTTGGCCTCAAAGTTCAGCAACTACGACAGCAGAAGTTAATCCTTCCAAAGAACAAACAGGTGAAAATGCAAATAGCCCACAGCCTAATAATACTTCTCGTCAACTTTCTTTCCCTACAGGAATCACCATTCTACAAATCGTAGATGAGATTATAAAACAAAGCTCATATATTGAAGATGCACTAACTGCGCAGATACAAACTGATTTGGAAACAGACCCTATATCAGACGATGAGGATGTTCAAAAAAATGCAAATCCAAAAACGATTAAATGGTATAATATACAAGCCGAAGTACAAAATCTAGGTTGGGATAGAAAACAGTCAGATTTTATTTACAAAACAACATACATCATACAAACATATAGTACTCCGTCAGTACTAAGTGCATACGCAGGGCGCACAGACCAATATCCAGGTCCAGACAAGAGATATGATTATTGGTTTACTGGAAAAAATTCTGAAGTTATCCGATTTGAACAATCATTAGATAATAATTATTTTAATGTTACTTTAGGTAAAAACGGTGATGCTGAAACAAATCCGGCAACAGGTGGAACAGCAAATATTCCTGTAGTAGTTGGGCAACCTCAAAACCAGTCTAAACAAGGTGCAATAAACAAAGGGTTAGAAGCTCAAAATTCATACATGACTAGTTTATTTGATCCAGGTAGTTGGGCACAAGTAAAATTGCATATCTTAGGAGATCCTGATTTTCTAATGCAATCTGCACCTAGCAGCTTAGATAAACTATACGATTTATATTATGGTACTGATGGATATAGTATAAATCCAAATGGTAGACAAGTGTTTATAGAATTGAATTTTAATGAACCCTATGATTATGATAATAGTGACGGATTAATGAATATAAATCGTTCTATAGGAATTACTACATACCCAGCTAGCATTCAACAACAAATTGATGCAAGGGGAGGAGGTATTGTTTTACAAATTTTAACAATTAATAGTACTTTCCGTAGTGGTAAATTTGAACAAGAATTAACCTGTAGAATAGCCACATTTGATGAAACGGCAACACCACCTGCAGCAAATGGATCAGATTCTAGTAATGCAAGAGAAGGCACGACAGCATCATCAGGTACTAAAGTATTGGCAGCTCCGTATAATCCAAATCAAACAGCAGCAACACAAGCTAGAACAAAAGTTCCTTTAAATTCTAACGCAGGTGGAGGACGCGGAGGTAGGGGCGGCCCAACCGCTGAAGAAGTTGCTGTTTTTGGAGGCTCAACTAACCGCACAGGCACCGCAAGTACAACTAACGGAATTACTACGAACGGCGGAGCATTTGTGGGCTATAGAATACCAAAGATCAACCCTTTAGTAATTGCAAAAATCCCCTATCAACAGAACCAAACAGGAACTATACCTACAAAAACAGGTCCAGTGCAAGATGATGACAGCGGTGGCAATGATGGAGTGTTTTAACTAATTTTATAAAATATTATGGCAACAAATAATTTTAAACCCAAAGGACAAGCCAAAGCTAGTAGAGATGATAGTGGCGGTGGCGTAATACGATCAACCCCGGTTCTAGGAGTAGTCAAAGATAACATTGATGAAACTAGAGGAGGAAGAATAAAAGTTTATATTGCTGCCTTTGGTGCACCAAACCCAGATGATGTTTCTAGTTGGACTCCGGTAAGCTATATGAGTCCCTTCTTTGGTAATACAACTTCTACTTCAGGCAAAGAATCTACTGATTATGGTAGTTATGAAACTAATTCAGTGTCATATGGTATGTGGTTTAGTCCACCTGATATAGGCAGTACGGTTGTTTGTTTGTTTATTAACGGTGATCCAAATTACGGATACTACATTGGTGGTGTATTACAGCCTGAACTATTACAGATGATTCCTGCTATAGGTTCTTCATCAAATGTAACATTAAATGATGGCGAAGCAGATAGCTATGGCGGCTCTAGTCAATTACCAGTAACTAATTTAAATACAAACAATTCAAACATAACAAACAGTTCATCTTTCTTAGATGCCAGTAAACCTGTGCATAGTTACGCTGCTTCTATATTTTCACAACAAGGATTAATTAGAGATACTATTAGGGGTCCTATATCATCTAGCGCATTGCGAGAATCCCCTTCAAGAGTTGGCTGGGGTGTAAGTACACCTGGAAGACCTATATTTCAGGGGGGAGCGACTGATAGTAGTATTGTACAAGACGCAGTGACCTCTTCTAATGAAAAATTAAAAGTAATTTCTCGTAGAAGTGGTCATAGCATAGTTATGGATGATGGAACAATAACTGGCAAAGATCAACTTATCAGAATAAGAACAGCACTAGGTCATCAAATAACGATGAGTGATGATGGTCAAACATTATTCATAATACACAGTAACGGACAAAGTTATATTGAACTAGGTAAAGAGGGTACAATAGACATGTACTCAACTAATAGTTTTAATGTAAGAACACAAGGCGATCTAAACTTACATGCAGATAACAATATCAATATTAATGCAATGAAAGATTTGAATATTGCTGCGTCAAACATAAAACTTACTTCTGAAAAAGACTTTAGTTTTAAAGCAGGCGGAAACTTTACAGGATATACTGTAGGTAAGTATAGTTTAAAAGTTCATGGAACAATGAGCATGGGTTCTGATGGGCAAGGTTCATATGCTAGTGGCGCAGAAATGTTCATTAACGGAAGCAAAGTTAATTTGAATACTGGAACAACATCTGCAACACCAACTGAGGTTCAATCTTTCCCGTTAACTGCACATACTGATAGTTTATTTGATAAATCAAAAGGCTGGGCAGCAGCGCCAGCTAGTTTATTGTCTATTGTTAGTAGAGCACCGGCACATGCGCCGTGGGTAAATGCTGGACAAGGGGTAGCGGTTAAGGTTAATAACAATTCAAGTTCAAAAGAAGCTTCAGACCCTAGCCCAACAGTTGCGGCAGCAAATGTATCTACTGGAAATGTTCCGGACGCAGCACCAACGGCTGCAACCGTTGCTACAGTACCCACATTAGAAGCAGCAAGTAGCGCATTGGATAATAATACTACTGCCGCAATGGTTAGCGGTGTGGCAGCAACAGCAGCAACTAATGCACCAGATGTATTAAGTGCAGGATCAGCTATAGTAACGGACGCTGCCGGAAAAGCTACAGCCGTAGTAGGACAACTAGCTCAAACTGCTCAGACAATGGAAAACGGTGGGTCACTAAAACCAGGATCCGCTGTATTGGTACAAGCACTTACTGATGCAGGTGCTAATGCATCAGCCGCATTGACTAGTAATCTGTTTACTGGTAAAGCAGGTGCAGACAGTTTACCTTCATATGTTCAAAATTTACCTAATCAAATAGCAACACAGGTGACCAATTTCCAACAAGCACAAACTGCATTAACACAGACAGGAGCTATTACTGGTAATGAAGCGCCTGGACAAATCGCTGGTGCAGTTGTATCTGCTAGCCAAGTAGGATTGGCTGCAACTACTGGCTTCATTGCTAATGCAGGTTCTTCAGTAACAGGCGCAATTGGTGCAGCTAAAAATGCAGTTGCAGGCATAGGCAATGCAGTATCGCAAGCAATGTCATTAGGCAATTTTGCTGCTAATTTAGGAACAAACTTGTCAGGTGGATTGGGTTCAATCGCTACATCATTAAGTGGATTGAGCAAAGTATCGATTTCTGGTGTAAGTGGTGCCTTAGATGCAGTAAAGGGTGTAACCGGTTCAGCATTCGCTGCCATAACAAAATCATTTAAATCATTTACACCAAATGCCCCTCAGAATTTAGCTCAGATAGTAGAACAGAATAAGGAAGATCAGGCTGCTGCCGAATCCGCAGCAGCTCCTACACCTAGCACTGCCGCAACAGCATTGAGTTCAGTTGCCGGCGCAGCATCTAGTTTAGCTGGAAACTCATTGGGTTCAATAGCAGGATCAGTTACAGGCGCATTAAATTCAGCAACTAACTTATTACCAGGTGCTACTTCTGGATTAGCTACAAATGCATTAGGATCTATAACAGGATCAATAAGTTCCACAGTAAGTTCACTAAGCTCTACGGTAAGTTCAGTAAGTTCTACTGTAAGTTCAGTAACTGGAACAGTGTCTAATATTTCAGGTAGTTCATTAATTACGGGTGCAGTATCTGCATCACCAGCTTCAATAGCAAGTGGCATAAGTGCGTTGCCAGGAGGCGCAGCAGCAGTTTCTTCAATAGTTAATTCAACTACTGGTGCAATTAATAATGTACCTGGTCTTGCTGGATTAGGTGGACTCATTAACAATAATGCAACTGCTGCATTAAATAATATTTCTAATTCTGTAACAGGTGCATTATCATCTGTGGCAAATATAGATTCAACCGCATTATTGCAAAAACAAAGTTTAACTGCATTGATATCATCTGGGTTACCAGCATCAGCGGCTGCTTCATTACAAGCAAGCCTAGGTGCATTATCTTCAGCAAGTCCCTTCCCTATTAAGATGCCTGTGGTAGCACAAGGTACTACAGATAGGACTGATATAGCATCACAGCTTGCATCGGTGTTTGGTAAAAATTCAAAAACTCCGTTACCTAACTTTAGTTCAGATACAGTCGCATCAACTAGACTATCTATAAAAGAGTTTGAAGCAGGTGTTGCTAGCATAAAAGCAGAAAATGATGCATCTTCTAATGCACAACAAGCAAAAACTGATGCTGCTATTGCAGCATTTAAAGATGCTAAAAATAATTTACCTCAAGGTGATCCAGAAATAGATAGATTAAAAGCAGCAGCTTATGATCAAATAAATGCTCAAATTGACATCACCCAAGCTAATAGTAAAAAACTAAATGACTACATAGACAAAAATTCATTGTTTGGGTCACTATTTGGATAACATAAATAATATATAGGATTAAACAATGCCATCATATATCGGATTTAGTACAATTGATGCGAACCAACCCAGATCAACTTCGTTAAATGCCGGAGTAGATGGTGGCGATGGTTCAATCGTACAACCTGTTATACTTGGAAAAAAGTATACAATAGTAGATGCGCCATTAGTGGTCCGTGATTTTGTCAATGCATTGAATATTAGACAAGGTGAAAAAGTTGGACAACCTCAATATGGAACTACACTATGGAGTTTTGTATTTGACCCAAACACAGCAGATGTGCAATTTCAATTAGAAGATGAAATACGCAGAGTAGCCAGTCTTGACCCTAGAATGATATTAAACTCAGTAAAAGCATATCCGCAAGACCTTGGTATATTACTTGAAGTTGAATTAGCTGTGGCTCCGTTCAACCAAGCTTCTTTATTAAGCGTATTCTTTAACAGCGCAACAAATATTGCTGTTATACAATAACCTTAAAAACCACTGGTTTCTGTAATGATAAATACATGAAAGAGACAAATTATGGCTACAAGTTCAAAACAATCAGCAATTTTTGGGGTAAATGACTGGAAAGCCATCTACCAAACATTTAATCAAGCTGATTTTAATAGTTATGATTACGAAACATTACGCAAGAACTTTATAGATTACTTGCGTTTATATTACCCTGAAACTTTTAATGACTATATTGAAAGTTCAGAATTTATTGCCTTATTAGATGTTATGGCATTCATGGGTCAGGGTTTGGCCTTTCGTAATGACTTAAATACCCGAGAAAACTTTATAGATACTGCTGAACGCAGAGATAGCGTTATTAAATTAGCAAATTTAGTAAGCTATACTCCTAAGCGCAATATTGCTGGTCAAGGTTATTTAAAAGTAACAAGTATTCAAACTACTCAAAACCTTACTGATTTAAACGGAACACCATTAGGCAATACCCCTGTATTATGGAACGATCCTGCTAATACTAATTGGCTAAACCAATTCAATACTATTGTTAACGCAACATTGATTAACACTCAACAAGTTGGCCGCCCTGGAAACTCTGCACAAATCGTGGGAGTAAAAACTGACGAGTATGCAATTCAAATACCAGCTGGCACATCACCTGTAATTCCATTTAAGACTCAAGTTAATGCTATTAACATGAACTTTGAGTTATGTAGTGTAACATCAGTTGGTACAGATTTTATCTATGAAATTCCACCAGCTCCTACCAACCAATTCAATATGCTATATCGCAATGATAAATTAGGGTATGGTAGTCCAAATACTGGTTTCTTCTTTTATTTCAAACAGGGCTCATTACAAAATTTCCCATTTAACTTACCTAATCAAATATCTAATCAAGTAGTTGACATAGGTCAAATACAGGGTGTTAATAATACTGATACCTGGTTATATCAGATTAGTCAATCAAACGGTGCATTAGGTCTTTGGAATCAAGTAGACAATGTATACGCAGACGCATATTTACAAACAGAGTCAGCCGCAAAGAATATATTTTCTGTAAATAGTGGATACAACGACCAAGTTAGCTATATTTTTGGTGATGGTGTTTTTAGTAATATACCAGTTGGAAATTTCTTAGCATATGTTCGTGCAGGTAACGCATTAACTTATACTATTGATCCAACTGAGATGCAGAACATCAGTGTGTCTATGAGTTATGTTAGCAGAGTAGGTCGTGTGGAAACATTAACTGTTGGTTTAGCATTACAAGTTCCAGTATCAACTGCACAAGTTCGTGAGTCATTAGCTGATATTAAACAACGAGCACCAACTCGCTACTATACACAAAATCGTATGGTTAACGGCGAAGACTATAATAATTTCCCATACACTTTGTATAGTTCAATTATCAAGTCAAAGGCAATAAATCGTAGTAGTATCGGTGTTAGTAAAAATTTAGATTTATTAGATCCAACTGGAAAGTATTCCAGTACAAACAGTTTTGCCAACGATGGTGGAATGTGGTTAGATGAAACTATTGGTAATTCATTATTAGTTATAAATTCTACTGGTGATATCATAACCTTCTTGTCAGACACACTAGTGGCTATTTTAGGTGATACCCGTTCGGAACAATATTATCTACAAAACTTTCCTAGATATGCAGTAGGACCATCATCAGATACAACATTAGTTAGTGATCCAGGTGATGGAACTGTTTTTTGGCAAACTAGTACAGTAGATGCAAATAGTCTAACTGGTTATTTTTATAATATCATAGGCGGAAACAATACTCCTATCCCAATAGGAACATACTCTACATACAATGCAAAGTATATAACTAAGGGTGCATTATTGAAATTTGTTGCACCTGCAGGATATTTCTTTGATAGTTCATATAGATTGGTCAGTGGTATTGCAAGTCCATCAGATATAACTTATATTTGGACTACTGTATTGAATGTTGTAGGTGATGGGTATAATAATGGATTAGGACAATTTGCTAATGGAACAGGTCCAGTAACATTAAATGGATATATCCCATATGGTGCTATATTATCTACTGTAATACCTGCATTTGATAACACATTGCCTAGTGCAGTAATACAAGAAGCATTAGTGAGAATGGAACTTCAACAAAATTTCTCATTGATTTTCGACAATTCATTAAGCATTGCACAAGATCGCTGGAGTATCGGTGCTTATGATGATAATAATTATTTTGTTAACTTTACTAGCCAACCGGGATACAACCGTTATACAGTAACATATCGCTCATTGGCTTATTATTTTGGTAGTGTATCAGATATACGATTTACATTTGAACAGGGTAAACTTGTGTATGATCCTTTCTCTGGTGAGATATTACAAGACTTTGTAAAAGTATTAGAAACTAACACACAACCTAATTCTAAATATCCATTAATGATGCCAATCACTGCTAGCATTATTGGACAAACTGTACAAAGTGATGGGTATATTGATGACTTTGAAGTAGAAGTTGCTAGTATCGATCCATACGATAGAAATATAATTGATGACCCTGATTTCTTCAGTGAAGTTACCGGATATGTATTTGGTGCATCAAACATTGGTGTATACACTTTCTTCCAAACTATTCAAGATGCAGTTAATTTAACAAGACAACAGTTGATACCTAGCTCAGATGTTATATCACAATACGCAACAAAAAATGATATTGAAGTTGTAAAATATGATTACCCAGTTGGACAATTATTTTATGCATATAATGAAACTGATCCATCAACATCTATCACTGGAATTTTCTATATCACAGTACAAGATCCTACAGTCACTACACCTTTCTATACTTTAGTTGCTCAAACACTATACAGTATGAAGCCAGGTCGTCAAGGTTTGCAATATCAATATAGACATAATAGTAACAACACTACACGCATTGATCCTGCTACAACTAATATTATTGATCTGTATGTAGTAACTCAAGCATACTACACTGCTTATCAAAATTATATTCAAGATAGTACAAATACTATTCCTGAACCAGCACAGCCAACTATTACTGAATTAAATGCCGCATATCCTTTAATTCAAAATTACAAAATGTTATCAGACAGTGCTATTTTAAATAGTGTTGTCTTCAAGCCTTTGTTTGGACCTAAAGCTGATCCAGCATTGCGTGGTACTATTAAGGTTATTAAAAATGCTAATACGAATGCAAGTGATAGTGAAATCCGTAGTGCAGTATTAACACAGATGAATAATTATTTCAATATCAATAATTGGGATTTTGGAGACACTTTCTATTTCAGTGAATTAAGTGCATATATTCATTCAACTATTGGAGATTTAGTTAGCTCATGTGTACTTGTGCCAAACGATCCAACATTACATTTTGGTGATTTATATGAAATTAAATGTTTACCGTATGAAATATTTGTAAATGCAGCAACCGCTAATGATGTATTAGTAATTGCTTCTCTCACACCAGCTGAATTACAGATAGCATAAGTATAATTATAACAAGAGACTTAACGATGGCAACAAGAATCAGAACTATAGATTTTCTACCCGAAATATTCAAAACACCAACTAATGCTCAATTCCTATCAGCAACATTAGATCAGTTAGTAGCACAGCCCAATACTGAAAAGATACAAGGATATGTTGGAAGTAAGTTTGGATATGGTGTTAATCCTAATGATTACTATGTTGTTGAGCCTACAAAAACAAGAACAGATTATCAATTAGATCCAGGGGTTGTATTTTTAAAACCACAAACTGCTACTGCAAATGATTTTATTAGCTATCCTGCGTTCATGGATGCATTAAATCTACAAGGTGGATTGACAAGTGATAATAGCAGACTATTCAATAGTCAGTTTTACTCATGGGATAGTTTTACTGATTTAGATAAAATAATTAACTTCAATCAATACTATTGGTTGCCTGTTGGACCAGAAAGAGTAATTGTCTCAAATAATTTGGTATATAATTATGTAAATTATAATGTTACAAATGGATCTGGTGCATATTTGATTTCGTCAGACGCAGAAACCACTGGTGCACCTAACCCCACATTAACATTACTTCGTGGTGGTACATATACATTTGCTGTAAATCAATCAAGTCAATTTTGGATACAAGGTGCACCTGGTGTTACTGGATACAGCCCAACTCAACCTAATGTACAGACACGAGATGTATACGGTGTTACTAACAACGGCGCAGAAACAGGTACAGTTACATTTACCGTGCCATATACTGATGCATTAGATCAGTATGTTCTTCCAGGCAATAATACAGTTGATGTAGTATCAACATTACCATATGACCAAGTTAATGGTGTTCCCGTATTGCAAATTGGAGGCATAGATGGAGTCACATCATTAGATGGACTAACTATGATGTTCTATAACACTGGTGCTGACAATCAGTCAAACTTTTATAATATCTCATTAGTAGGCGAAGGCGCTAACCCAACTATTGAATTAACAATTGGTGATCAAATACCAAGTGGACAAAACATTAATGTTAAGTTTGGTACTGAATGGATTAATAGAAATTTCTTTAAAAATGTTGAAGGCTTTATAGAATTAATACCCTACAACAGTGCAGTATTAGATACGCTATATTATCAAGACGGTACATCCGCTTCTGAAGTAGGTGTAATTAGATTAATTGATAGTAATTATACCAGTGAGATAAATGTAGAAACACAGATTTTAGGTAAACAAACTTACACAAGTCCTAATGGGGTTGTATTCACAAACGGTCTAAAAGTCTTATTTCAAGGAAATGTATTTCCTGAAAGTTATAATAATGTTGAATATTATGTTGAAGGAGTCGGTACTAGTATTGAACTAATTCCAGTGACAACATTGGTATCACCTGGTTTATTCTCAGAGGCAGAATATATTCCATATGATACTACCACATATGATGTTGGTAACTATGATGCTAGTTTGTACATTTCACTGTACCCTGATTATATAACTATTGCAAGAAACGCAATCAATAGAAACCCATGGTCAAGAGCCAATCGTTGGTTTCACATTGATGTGATAACTGCTACCGCTGCTTATAATAATACACCTGAGTTAGTAACTCAACTAGCAACAGCAGATAATAAAGCTGCACGACCAATAATTGAATTTTATCCTAATCTAAGATTATTTGATTCTGGTGCAATTGGTAAAAATCCTATCGATTTTATTGACACTAAGACAACTAATGCATTCTTAGATGTAGAAGGAACAAACTACTATTATCCAGATACTGCAGGGTATACCACTGGTAATGCAACTATTGCACCAGTGACTGGTTATGTTACAAAAACAGCCACAGCTACACTTGCACAGACTAATGAAGTTGTATTGAATAATCTTATTGGAGTATATGTAAATGATACTATTTCATTTGGTATATATTCTGCTGGAACTCTTATTACTGGTCATACCTACACTATTCTTAGTTTAGGAGATACTGATTTTACTCTTGTTGGTGCACCGATTAATGCAGTGGGAGTTACATTCGTTGCAACTGGTCCTGGTACAGGTACTGGTACAGTTACCGGTTCTACGATTGGTAACTTAGTATCAGGTGAAACTTATTACATTACATCAATCAATAGTAATAACAACGGTATAACACTATCAAATACAAGACAAGGTCCAACACTAACATTAATTAATGGTTCTGGTAGTACACCTGCATTAGCATATCCATACTCTACAACCATTACAGTTCCTACAGCAAATGTATTTGGTTTATTTGAAATTAATCAATATATTACAGATTCAACTGATTTGTTGCCACAAATAACACAAATCAGTAATATTCAGGTAGTTGGATCAAACACAGTATTGACTGTGTTTTGGTATGATCAATCTATAGTACCAGGTACATCAACAGCGACATTAGTAACAGCGGATACATCATTAGATAACTATTCTATCTTTGATGGTGCAAGAGTTGTTTTTGCTGTAGATACTGATAGCAATGTTAGAAACAAAATATATGTAGCACAATTCTCTACTATATCTCAAGGTAGCGACCCCATCATTACATTATCTGAAGCACCTGATGGATTGGTTTTAGTTGAAGAACAAACTGCGGTATACAGAGGATATAACTATCAAGGTAAAGATTTTTATTATGATGGTATCAATTGGATACAAGCACAACAAAAAATAACAATAAATCAAGCACCAAAATTTGATGTGTTTGACAATAACGGTATTAGTTTTGGTGACAAAACAGTATACAGTGGCTCATCATTTACTGGTTCAACATTATTTGCATATGGAATAGGCACTGGTACAAGTGATCCTATTTTAGGATTCCCAATACGATATAGTTCAGTTGATAATATTGGTGACATTAGTTTTGATGTCACTTTAAATTCTCAAACATTTACATATGTTCAAGGTGTTTCTCCTGTAACAGAAAATGTAAACACAGGTTATGTTTATAACTATACATTGCCTCAGATAACTTTTGGATCAGCTAATACTGTAACTTTTGCTAATTTAAATCTTGTTAGACAATTAGGATGGCAGACAGCAGTATCACCTAGCATACAATATCAAATTTTTGACTTTTCTTGGGATCCAACTATATCTAATGTATTTGTGTGTGACATAGCACCAAACAGTTCTAGTTCAACTAATTGGCCTACGGTTCAAGTATATATTGATAATGAATTTTTAGCAACAACTTCATACACTGTAACAACTACTGATACTACTACAACTATTACTATTCCAACATTAAGTGATATTTTATTGAATGTTAGTGGAACTGTTCAAGTATTGATTTATAGTAGTCAAGTAAGTCCTACCGCATACTACCAGATTCCTATTAATCTTAGCAATAACCCATTCAATGCAAATATAACAACTGCTAATGTTGGAGAGATACGCAGTCAATATCAGAGTATCTTCTACAATAATCCTAACACAGTTGGTAAAGTATTTGGTCCAAATAATTATCGTGATTTAGGTAACTTAGTTCCATGGGGTAATGCAATTATACAAAACAGTGCAAGTTTAGTATTACCAGGAACATTCTTACGCAAACAGGATCATAGCTTATTTGACTCTTTGATTTATAACAGCAGACAATATATAATTTTTAAGAATTTATTAATTGATACAGTTAATAATGCATCTACGCTCACAGTAATGCAGACTCCTGCAGAGATGTTAGATTATGTAATGGAGCAAATTACTTTAAGTAAAACAGAAGACCAGTCATTCTTCTGGAGTGATATGCTTCCTACTAAAGCACCTTACATTTCAAACACTTATCTTTTCAGAAACTCACTTGAAGTTAGTTCTTATCAATTAAGTAGAATATATGATTTCTCTACTGCCAATTATTATGGCGTACTTGTATATTTGACTAGAAATGGTTTAACTAGTCAGTTAATTTATAATGTTGATTATACCGTTAGTAGCACAAGCCCTTCATTAACAATTACTACTGATTTATTGCCAGGTGATCAGATTACAATTAATGAGTATTATCAAACATATGGTAATTATGTTCCAAATACTCCTACTAAATTAGGATTATATCCTGCGACAATTCCAGGAGTAGTATTAGATACCGCATATACAATTCCTACATATTTTATAGTAGGACATGATGGATCATATAATAAACTATATGGGGATTATGATCCAGATACCGGTAAATTAATAGATTTCAGAGATCAAGTATTACTTGAATATGAAACCCGTGTCTACAATAACTTAAAACTAAGCAATGTAATACCAGTACAGTTGTATGAAATTTTGCCTGGTTTCTTTAGAAATACAGATTATTCTTATACCGAATTTTTACAAATATATTCCGAGGCATTCTTAAATTGGGTTGGTGAGAACAGAATTGATTACCAACGACAAATCTATAACAGGAATAATGAATTTACCTTCAATTATGATAATAGTGGTAATAAAATAAATAAACAACCAATAGAACAAGGATATTTTAGAGGATTGTATTTGTATTATTATGATACATCTACTCCCAATGCAACTCCTTGGGAAATGATTGGATACACCGATCAACCATCATGGTGGACTAGCCGTTATGGTGCAGCACCATATACAAGTGATAACTTAGTATTATGGGGTGATTTAGCCCAGGGTATTGATTGGAACGATGGTAATCCTATCGTTATACCAAAATTTGTCCGTAATGGATTATTAGATGTATTACCAGTTGATAGTAGTGGTAATCTAGTATCACCGTTTGTATCTATAGTAGGTAACTATGATCAATATGGTTTTGTAAAAGATTGGGTAGTAGGAGATGTTGG